AAGCCATTTGAAACATTATCAGTGCGTGATGATGGCAGTTGCTGGATGTGCTGTACAAGCTGGTTACCTTATAGCATTGGCAATTTAAACGAACAGTCATTTGAAGATATATGGCACGGCGAAGTGGCCACTATAATTCGTGAATCTATACTAGACGGAAGTTTTAGATATTGTAATCATACAGTGTGTGGCGATATATCCGATAACCGGTTGCCTGATATTGAAGGCACTCCTACACCAGCAGGATTTCCAACACACATTATGTTTGAAAACGATGCTAGTTGTAATTTAACTTGTCCAAGTTGTCGTACTGAAAAAATATACGACCATGAAGGGCCGGACTATGAACGTAAGTTGGCATTACATTATAAAATTATCAATACTGTATTTGACAAACCACATAACAAACATATTACATTAGATATGACCGGCAGTGGAGATCCATTTGGTTCTAAAATATTTCGTGAGTTTCTAGTTAATTTTGATCCAACACCGTGGCCTAACTTAATATTAGACCTACAAACCAACGGGGTAATGCTTACACCAGCATATTGGCGTAGAATAGCTAAGTGGCACAGTAAAATTAGAAGTATTCGAATTAGCTTTGATGCGGCTTGCGAGGAAACTTATAACGTAGTGCGGCGGGGAGGAAATTGGCCAACGTTGCTAATAAACTGCGACTACATCAATAACGAAATAAGCAAATATCCCAACATTAACGTACTAACACAATTTGTAGTACAAGATTTAAATTATAAAGAAATGATCGACTATACTAACTTAATACTTACACGTTACCCTAATTTTTATTATGTAGAATTTCAGTTAGTTATTGATTGGGGAACATGGAGTGAGGACATTTACAATCAACGTACTATCTGGAAAACAGAACATCCAGAATATACAGCATTTAAAGAAGTGCTAACTAATCCAGTCTTTAATAACCCTAAAGTTAGACTGGGCAATGTAGCAAATGTGCCAGCTCTGGAAACGTAGATTTAAAATTAGTCTTACGTAATGCTTCTAATTTTTCAATGTATTCTTTAAAAGCAGGTAGTTGATCAGTATGATCTTCTGCATTCATAAAATCTAATACTGCTTGCCAACGTTTCCAACCGTACGGATTATTTTTCCAGAAGTCTTCATCTTGTCTGTAATTTTCATATAACCAACTAGCAAGATCTGCAAAACTCTTACGTACTTCTTCTTTGTCTGCTTCGGGCAATAGTCTAATACTTAAAAATGTAGGTATGTACAACAGATGCATATTAACAATTCCGCCGCCAGCTTGTATACCGCCTACAGTATTTTCAAGATTAACTTTCTTAAAATTCTGTTTAATTTTCCATTTAGCAAAATCAGCCAAGTGTTTAATATTAAGAATTTGTATAGCAGTAGCAATACTAACTTGTATGTTGTCAGGTGTATTATCTAACTTGTGAAGATTACGCTCGATAGTATCCCAGTCACTAGGATAGCGTATATAATAATTACGATCGCCGACTGCATCGATGCTGAATCCCACTTTAACTTTTTTAAATTTTTTCCAAAGCTCAATAATTTCGTCATCAACTAATAATCCATTTGTATTATAACGTATAAGAATTTTATCTGAATACCCTTGACGAATAATTTCTTCAAGGAACCACTTATGCTCGCGAATCATCAATGGTTCTCCGCCAGCAAAGTATACTTGTTTTAAATTAGGAATCTGTGCATACATTTCTTTCCAGAAGTCTGGATTTTCATGCCAAAAGTTATTAAAATCTTTTCTATCCCATTGCATTTGTTCTTTAAGTTCTTTTGCTTGAAATAGTGGATAGATTTTCTTGTGATCACCAACCCATTGACTGCTGTCATGCGGACTGCACATAACACACTTTAAGTTACAAGTGTGTCCTAATCTTAAATCTAAATAAACAAGTTTCTCAGGAACAGTGCCATCTTCTTTGGTTTGTTTAATAAGTTCTTCAACATCAATTCCATCTTCCATCCAAGAACCTGTTTCCCAAATACGTTTACTGGCAACCCCACGTGACTCTTCAGCAATGCACTTACTACAACTAGCAGGTATCTTCCCTTCAAGCATAGTTAAGCGTACATCTTTCATATACTCATTGTTCCAAGCACTCATAGGAGTTTCACGGCCAAAATTTGCTGGTTGCCCTTTTTCGTTTTTAACAAGGCCTACAGTATGATTCTCACCTGCACCACTAGCATTAGCACTACAGCACAATCGCATATCACCGTTGGGTCGTGTAGCAAAATGTATCCATGGCAATATGCAAAAAGTCTTGCTTCCTGATACTACTTCAATTTTATCTTGCCATTGTTTAATTTTATTCATTTTTTACCAATAATCATAAATCTTTTATATAGAGGAAGATCAATTTCGCCAGCATATAAAATATTTTTAATATTACACTGAGATTTGAATTCTTCTAAATCTTGAGAAATTCTAACATGCTCTGGTATATTGTAATTATTACCTTGCACAATAATTAATACATCGTCAGAGAGTAAATTAAACCATTGATCGTATTGTTGTTGTGTTATATGTTCACAACTTGTGTTAATAACTATAGTAGCTTCGGGATTAGTGTAATGACACATATCACCTGTAATAGCACTAAATCTACCTTCTATCTCTTGTCTCTTATTAACTGTAGATGCAATTTTTTCACATTCAGGGTCAATGTCAATACTTGTAATATGATTAATACCTATATCTGTATTAAACAACAAACTTGCAAGTACTCCATTCCATCCTCCATATATAACAATATTTGCTGTTACTGGAAGCCATGAGAACGTTTTTTCTAAAGATTCTATTAACCAAACTTTACTGTTAATTTGTCCTTTCCAAAAACTTTCAAGTGTGCGATGTTGATTATCGCTGTTACGAATTGCATCCATCCAAAATAAAACATCTTGTATATCAACTTTCAAACTGCGCTCCTAATTTGTCAAACGTTCCACACTGTTTACTACATTCTATTAGAGGATCATTATTCCAAGTTTCTGCTATTTTATCAAAATACCCACTGTTAAAAATTTCACCCAAGGAATGACTATTTAGATCTGGTAATACTCCAATTTTATCCATATAATCAATCCGCCGATTTTGATTAGGCAGTATCCAATCAAAGTCTAACCAACAGCACGGAGTAATTTTACCACACGAGGATACATAGAAATTTTTGTTCTTCTGTGCTTTACATTTTATCTCTGGTTTAACATCTGTAATGTAACCAGTTACCTTACTCATCATATCTTTGCTTTTTTGTGTAGGGTATAAGATATGTGTAGTTTTACCTACATCGTCAAGTACATTGAATTTACCTTTTTCAAATCTAGTAGTATGTTTAATTTGAAATTTTTTAAATCCAAGCTCTTCGCTTAGTTTTTTACATTTTTCTATTTGATGCTCGTTATGATCAAACACTAACATATGCCATTCAGCATATCCACCAGCTTGTATAAAGTCATAAGCATTGTCAATTATCTTATCAAAGTCTGTGTTAATTCGATACAAATTATGAGTGTCTTCTAACCCGTCTATACCAAATACTGTTCGAACATTTGCACGGGCTAGACCTTGCCACCATGATTTATCTCTTGCACTACCGTTTGTGTGCATTGATAATTGTATTAAAGGATTTACTGTTCTAAGATATTCAAAGATTTCTAAACAGTCTTTAGCAATAATGGGATCACCTAAGTTACCACACATAAACAAACTATCTAGTTGTTTAATAAATGAGTCAGGAAACCAAGACTTAAATTTGTCTAGATTAATTTCATCTAATTTAATTAACGGATTAATTACACCGCCGTTTATCCTTCGAGGACACATAGGACAACGAGCCTGGCACTTGCTGGTAATTTCTAAGTGTATGTCTCGTATATCTTCTAATTTATACATTTTTCATCTTTGGTATTTTGCTATCTGCGCTACTAACGCAACTAGGTGTTACACAGTGTTTTGCTGATTTAAAAATATCAAACCCATGCTCTAATGTTCCTAAAGGTTGTTCGTAACAACTATAGCTACGCTTTACTTCGTTTTCTCGAATTACTATTCCTTGATATCCTGCATTACATAACCAACCTTTAAATTTATTAAATCCAAATGCATTGAATCGCTCAGCTTGATCTATATAATACTTATTACCTGTTGCATCCTCTAATTCAATTTGAGATACATTTTCGCTTTGCCACACTTGCGGAAACCCTATTTGCATTTTATCAATTTGATCCGTTGTGTATTCATTTATTACAAAACTTGCGGTGGGGTCACTTTGAGGTTTTAAAGTAACATTAATACCTCGTTCAGCAAATCTTTCACATCTAGCATATAAGTCATCAAACTGATTAAGAACCATAACTTGATTAATGGTTACAAATACTCCATTGTTTATAAGATATAAACATTTGTCGCCAAACTCTTGCTCTTTTGCAAACTCAGCATGATAACTTGCTGTAATACTTCTTCGCTGTAAAGAGTCTGTAGTAGTTAACCAATTGTTCCACCATTTACTGCCAGGGGATAAATT